CGCGTCGAGCATCAGCGCCGGCACGCCGCGCTATTTCACCAGCATCGGCGCGGCGATCTACCTGTACCCGACACCGGACGCCGATATCAGCTTGGGCGCGGCGTATCGCGCCTACGTGCCTCCGCTGGCCGATTCCGCAGGGTCGAACTGGCTGATCGAGCAACATCCGAACGTGTATCTCGCCGCCGCCATGTGCGAGGCGCTGAGCTATACGAAGAATTGGGCCGAGCTGCCCGCATGGGAAAAGAAGTACGCCGACGCCATCCAGTCGGTTAACCGGCCCGACTGGTTCAGCGGATCAAGCATGCGCGTTCGCTCCGACGTTCGCCCCGTATAAGGAACCACCATGAGTCTCGAAACAGTCACCAACATCATCGACCTGAACCCGGCCAACCCGACCGGTGCGGACGCCAAGGCCAACGGCGACGACCATATCCGCAACATCAAGACAGCGCTGCGGCAGGCCTTCGCGGGGCTGACCGGCGCGGTCGTCGTGTCCGGTGCGGACGGCGGCGCGGCCAACGTCTACACGCTGACGCCGGCCACCACGCTGACGGCATACGGCTCCCGCATGGTGGCGGTGTTCTCCCCGATTGCCACCAACACCGGCCCGGTCACGCTGAACATTTCCGGCCTCGCTGCCAAGGCGGTGACGAGCGTATCGGGCGCGGCGCTGGCGTCGGGCGACCTGGTCGTGGGGCGGCTGTACTCGGCCATCTACAACGGCACATCGTTCCAGCTCGAAGCGGTGACGCAGAACTACATCGACCAGATCGCCGTGACCGGCCTGCTGCCGGGCGTGACGACCCCGGCCAACGCGGGCAAGTTCTACACCACCAACGGCAGCACGGGCTATTGGGCGGCGATTGATGGCCGGGGCGATCCGATCTATGACATGGGCAACAGCGGCACCACCGCGCAAGTGGTCAACTACGCCAACGGCGAGGGCCAGAAGCTCACCGCCACCGGCTCGTTTTCGCTGTCGGCTACCGGCTTTCCGGCTGGCCGCTTCGCCGCCGTCATGCTGAAACTGACCAACGGCGGGGCAATCGCCCTGGCCTCGACCGGCATCGTGTGGAAGAAGGCCGACGGCACCGAAACGACGACGTTTTCCAGCGCCGGCATCACCTTGCAATCGTCGGGCAGCAATTTTATCCTGCTGATGTCCTACGGCGACGGCACGATCTACGGGCTGGTGCGATGAACCCGGCCATGATGCTGGCGGTATTCGCGCCGCGCATCCTTGTGTCGCAGACCTTCACGGCTGATACAACGTGGGTCGCGCCGACCTCGACCTACCAGCTTGAAACGCTGGTCGGGCAGGGGCAGGCGGGCGGCTTGTCGGTGTCCATCCTCGCGGTGAATGTGTTCTATGTCGGCAGCGGATCGGGCAACGGCCCTGCGGCGAACGACTGGAGCAACGTGCAGCCTGTCGCGGCGGCGGCGCTGTCTACCGTCAATGGCGGCGGCAGCGGGTCGTACAGCGCCCTGACGCTGTTTAAATACGCCGATGGCACCGAATCCATCGTCAGCACGGCGACCGCCTATAACAACGCCGTGGCAGGTTCGGCGGCGATCAGTTACGACACCGGTTGGCACACTTCGGGGCCGATCACCAACAGCGGTTCGGCCAACATCATCTATACCCGCAGCAATGGCGCGGACGCTACCGGCTTCGGACAGACCTTCGCGGGCGGTATCGGCGGGCCGGCAACGCCTGTTTCGCTGACGAACATTGCTATTGCACCGGGCGCGAGCTACCCGCTCACCGTTCCGGCTGGCTCGTCCATCACCATCACCTATTACCGCTAGGCGCACATGGCAAAAGTACCGGTCCCACAATGCGGCGCGCTTGGCGTCATCAAGGATTCGTCCGCGACCGAAATCGCAATAGGCGCTTGGTCTGACGCGAAGAATATCCGCTTCCTTGACGGCGCTGCGATGCAGTTCCTTGGGCACGGGTCCGTCTATAACGATCCGGTCACCGCCCCCCAATACGTCATGCCCTGCAATGTGGCAGGGGCTAGATACTGGCTTTACGCCACGGCAGCAGGTCAATACGTTACCTCCAATGCCTCCGGGGTCACCACCCACACCGACATTACGCACGCCACCGCACGCGCGGGCACCGTCAACCAGTGGAGCGGCTTCGTGTTCGGCGGCATCCCTGTGCTGAACGCCAACGACGGCAAAGCGCCGATGTACTGGGATCAGGACTTGACGCACAAGTTCCTCGACCTCCCCGCGTGGCCAGCTGCGACCTCATGCCGCACGCTGCGCCAGTTTAAGACCCTGATCGTCGCGCTGGGCGTCACGAAAGCAGGCGTTGATTACCCGTTCATGGTCAAGTGGTCCAACCTCGCCGTCCCCGGCTCGCTGCCGTCCACCTGGAACGAAGCCGACCAGACGCAGGACGCGGGCGAGTTCGACCTCGCAGAAGGCCAAGACCCCATCGTTGACGGCCTCGGCCTGAAAGATTCATTGATCGTCTACAAGGAGTCGTCCACCTACGCTATCGACTACATTGGCGGCGCGTTCGTCCTGAAAAGCCGCAAGGTGTTTGGTATGTCCGGACTGCTGAACAAGAATTGCGCGGTTGAATTCGACGCTTTCCACTTCGCGGTCACCGGCTCCGACATCGTCATCCATGACGGTTTTTCGGCCTCGTCGGTGCTGGACAAGAAAGCGCGGCGATTCTTCTTCCAGAACATTGACGTTGAATCGCTCGGCAAGGTGTTCTGCTTCAAGAACCCGTTCCTGAATGAGATTTTCGTGTGCTATCCGTCCATCGGCGCAACGTCTTGTGACACCGCGCTTGTGTATAACTTTGTGGACAAGACGGTATCATTCCGCACTCTGCCAGCAGTGAATCACGCCGCCTATGGGCCTGTGGACAACTCGCTGTCGGGCAACTGGAATCAGGACAGCGACCCGTGGGATACCGACCTGACCGCGTGGAATGGGCCGGACTTCACGCCTGATACGGCCCGCGTAATGATGGGTAGCGCCAACGTGAAGCTGTACCTGCTGGACGCCTCGGCCAGCTTCGACGGCGCGATCCCCGACGCCTACCTTGAGCGCACCGGCCTGACCTTCGACGCACCGGAGCGAATCAAGCTCATCAAGGAAATCCGCCCGCGCATCGTCGGCAACGTCGGCGGCACCGTGCTTGTGCGTGTCGGCTGGTCGGATGACGTGTCCAAAGCTCCTACCTACGGCACAGCCATGGTCTACACCATCGGGCAAACGCTGCGGCTCGACCCAATGACCAGCGGGCGATACTTGGCGATCCGGTTCGAATCCGGCACCGCGTTCAGTTGGAAATTGGACGCATACACGCTTGAGGTAACGGATGGGGGCGAATTTTGAGGCCATTGAACAGCGCCGCAAACGGCTACAACCCAAGCGATGCGCCGACCGATCCGGCGTTAATGCAGCGCTGGTGGCGCGAAGAATCGGCCAAGCTCAAGGCGGCGATTGACGCGGTTGCCGATGGCTTCGCGCCAGTCGTGTACGCCTACCCTGCCAAGCCGCGCGAGGGGATGCTGCGCAATTTCGATGGCACGGTAATTGATCCTGGCAGCGGCGCGGGCCTTTATAGATTCAATGGCACGATTTGGGCGTTTCTTGGATGAAACTACCTGTAAAATGAGGCTTATGAGCAATATTGCGACAAGAAGTGACATTGAGCGACTGGAATCTGCAATTTTGCAGGGGCCGCAGGTCGATCTAAACACAGATCAAATCGTCAACGGCAAAGTTGCGGCGCGCACGATCCGCATTCCTGCTGGGACGGTACTGACCGGAGCGGTGCATAACAAGGATTCCGTCAACATCGTGTGCGGCGACATCACCGTGACGACCGATAACGGGCCGCAGCGCTTCATTGGCTACCACGTATTGCCGTCACTGGCAGGCACCAAACGCGCTGGCGTGGCGCACGAAGACACGGTATGGACGACGCTCTGGCACACCGAATTGACGGATCAGGCGGCAATTGAAGACGAAATGACCGACGACAGTACACGGCTGCAAAACCGGCAGGCCGCATTGCCGAACATCACCCTAGAAGCATTGGAGAACTAACATGGCATTCGGACTTTCGGCAGGCGCGGTATCCCTGATCGGCGGCGGCTTGGGCCTAGCGGCTGGGGCACTTGGTGGTGGATCAAAGCAATCTGGCACGCAAACGGTCACGAACCAGAGCCAGCTTGATCCGCGCATTTCTGGCGCGATCTTTGGCGATGGCGGCACGAATTCCGGCTTGGTCAACAAGTACACCGGGATGCTAGACAACAAGCAGAACGCTGGCATCGCCAACTTTGGCGCGCAGCAGGACGGCTATCTTGGCTACAACGCTGGGCAGGATCAGAACCATATCCGCGAAACGGCCTATGGTCAGATGCAGGGCAACACGCCATCGCCGGTCATGCCGGGAACATCCATCAATGCGCCCGACCAGAACGGCATGAACCTGTCCGGCTCCTACGACAAGTTCATCAACGGCGATGCTGGTGCGAATCCGTACCTCACCAAAGCCATTGGCGGCGCACTCGACCAGTCAACCAACCAATTCCGCCAGATGCAGAGCGATGCCACCGACAATTTGCAGCGCAACATACTGCCCGGTGTCCGCAGCAACGCGGTGTTGGCTGGCCAATATGGCGGATCGCGTCAGGGCGTGGCAGAAGGTAACGCCATCAGCGACTTCACGCGGCAGCAGGCGCAGGCGCAAACGCAGTTCGGCCAGAACAACACGAATCAGG